TAACATGGATATCTTTGTTGGCTATACCGAATCAGTATCCAAAGGATTCTGGATATTTAGTAGCAGTACTGACATGACATTGTGGAAACCATTAGGTGGATTAGTAATCACACCATTAGATACGCATGTGGTGTCTAGTATTATAGGATTATATTTTGGTGGTTCATTAGTGAGACGATAGATGAAAGATTTTTTAATTGTGTTAGCTTTATTTCTTGGAATCATATTAATTGGCAAAGGAATTAATTCTATTCCAGGCTGTCCGATACCAGAATCTACCATGACTGATGAGCAAATAGAAGAATGGATGCCATTCGCTAAGAATTAGAACAAACCTTACAATTTAGAGGCCCTCAGTCGCCCATATACAGCCGTAAATATATACCTCTACCCAATCGTATACCAAATATATCAATCTTTCTGTATCTTTATGTTAGATATCTTCTCGTTGATTTGACAAAAAAAACCCCCAGCTAGTGGGGGAAGTTTAGGAATCGCCAGGCAATGAAAAAAATAAACTAACCTAGCGTGGTAAACTCGAGGTGTTTACACCATGATCCTATATTTTTTTTTAGTTAACTTCAACTGACGATTAAGATTGGTGTCTTTAGTTTTTTCTAAGTACCCTTCATCAATTAAATGTTTAACTAAACCATAGGCATGACTCTTACTTTTAATGCGACACCCCCCACATATTTCCTTATATGTAGGTGATGCTTTGTATGCTGCAATGAAATGTTTGATAAAGTAATAAACATCTCTTTGTCTTGCTTTAACTTTCATTACTCCTCCTAGAATGGTACGTCATCATCAAAGTCATTGTCTGCTTTGACATTGCCACTAGCTTTAGGCGCACCCTTCTCCATGATTTTACATACAGATCCAAATCTATCCATAATTACCTGACCTGCTGTAACTTCTTGACCGTCTTTATTAGTGTAGGTATTGTATGCTTGCTTGCCTTCTACATAAAGCAGAGTACCTGCCTTGCCTTTCTCATCAAGTTGCTTACCAACATAATCATTAAAGCATGTGATGTTGTGCCAAGTTGTTTCTTCTTCACCCTTAGATGAGATCCATTCATTGGTAGCAATACTAAACTTCCAATATTTGTTGCCTGTTTTAGATTCTTTAGATTCAGCATCTCTACCTAGTCTACCTATTAGTGTTATTTTATTGTACATTTATACCTCTCGTATGGTTTGCTTTGATTAGTTCGTATTTAGCTTTAGCTTCTTCAAATAATTCAGGATCATCTTTCTTAGCTATAATCATAGCTCCCTGATATTTCTTAACAGTAGTATTAAACTCTGTATACGTTTGTTTATGACTCATTTCATCAATAAACATTTGAACAGTAGGCTCGGAACTAATTACTTTTTTCTCTGCTACTTTAGGTTTGCTTGATGGTGCTTTGTCATCTATCTCATTCTCTGAATAAACAAAGCCATGTAGGTTAGCAAGTTTTAAGATACATCTATCTACTGCTCGCTTCTCTGCCATAGCATACGGATAGGCGTTCTTATTATTCTTAGGACTACACTCACCATAGGATATAACTTGTCTATCTTTGATTGAGGCTACACATTTCATGCTGACTATACCATCTTTAGCATTAGCTTCTATAACATCTAGGCTATCTATACTTACATTAAGTTTAGCTCCTATGATTTCTATATACTTATGCAATACAACAGGTGTGCCATGACAATCCCATGTAGCTTCTGCTCCATTTATTTTTAACTCTTTAAATATCTTGACAGCTTCGTCAGGTATATTCATCTTACTCATACAGTCTCCATGCAGTATTATCTGCGGTTGGTTCTATGTTGTTTACTACCATATCCCAAAACTTTTCTTGACGATAAGCTAGGATCTCTTGATAGTCCTGATGTGATGGGATAGCACAGTATTCCCATCGTGCATTACCAAACAATACTGATAGATAACAGACATCAAGGTCTGCCATCATTAAGTAATGCTGGATCTGCGCATAGTATCTAGCCCTTACATTCTCTAACTTATTGTAATGGTTAGTGTGCTTACACTCTATGATAGCGTTCTCATGTGGACACCAGCCATCAAAGTGTGCCATTCTAAAATCCACTTTGATATATTCTTGTGGATATGGTTCGGTATGTATACCAGTCTGCTTAGCAAACCAACTAAGGTTAAAGTCCTCAGTCAATGTGCCTATTTGTACTGGTAACACGTTAGATAAATCCACTCCAGGCTTACGCAATGTTTTTAGTTCCCATAACTCAAGTATGGGCGTAACATTTGTACCCATAAGAGCATGTGAATCTGAACCACCAATCCCTTTGTGTCTATCTATATCTATATATTTGACTACACTCATGTTCTATATTTTACTCTGTGTTTGTTCTAATTGCAAAGCCCAAGCTCCTGCATTTTTAAGGTCATGCAAAAACCTATGACACTTGGCGTACTCTTCATCAAGATAAGTTAGAAACTCCATTGGCATTGGTAGTCTTGGATATTTGTAAGTGGCACATATATGTAGAGTTACATATGGAAATAATCCAGCAGGATATTTCTTGAGTAACTCCCAATATGTTTTGAGTCCTAGTTCTTCTGGTGCTGAACAACTAAAGGTAGAGCATATAGTCTCAAGCATTATCTGCACATCACTTACTGCACATGGCTTGAGTAGATCCTCGCACTTGGCTACGGCTACAGTAAACTCACTCGTCTTTACTTTTTCTTTCAAGAAATTTACTCGATACATTTGACATATCAAGGATTCGCTTACGTCGTTCTCGAACAAAGGTGGGCGAAGTCTTATCATATGTTGCACGTGTTCGATCTGACTCTGCCCTAAACTCGACTGACCTACGAACCCAAAGCTTAAACATGGATTGCCAACTTCTAGCTGTCCTTCCTTTTGCTGAGTAGTAGTCGATGAACTTATCTCTTTCTCTTTCATAATCTATATCCTGTTGTTGAGTCCAGGCTATCACATCATCTGATGCTTCAAAGTCTTCTGGACATTGTGATTCTAATTCTTTGAGTGCTAACTCTAACTCTAATGCATTACACCAAGCTAGTAGATTCATACCATTAGGACATTTTTGCATACGCTCCCAACTACCTACTGAACTGTCAGCTACACCAATCATCTGCGATACTGTCATAGTATCTACCCCATATTTTTTTCTCTTGGCTATGAGAGTGAACACCAATTCCTTATACGTCATGCTGTAATAATCATGTACCAAGCTATACCTAGTACTACAAATGTAATGTACCAACCTATATTATCTTTCATAATCACCCCCAGAGATCATCAGCCTGACTCTCTCTTGTTTGAAAATAATCAACAACACGTAACCATTTAGTGTCTGGTTGTTCTTTACAAAACCTTATCCACTTGCGTGCATAGAATGGTTTGTGATTATTATTAATTTTATAAAACGGATCTGTTGTTTCCATGTCGTGTTCCCATCTCATGATATTAAATATAAACTCAACTGATCCTCGCTTATGTCCTGCATTAATATGTTTTATAACCAACTGAACAAACAGCTTCCATACTTGCGGATTGTCTTGGTCAAACTTTTCAAATGCATCTTTATTACTCATAGCCACTCCAGAATAATAGATCAATTATAATTTCTAGTATGCCAAATAAAACTAATGCAATCATGATTGGCAAAAGAAAATACAATAAGAACAATCTTAATTTTGAGCAGAAACTATCTAGCATGTTGTTCCCACTCATGTTTAATTATTTCTAATGCAAGTGCGTCAAGGTGTATATCTTTTTCTGTATCATTCATCTCATTAAATGTATCTATATTAATACTTATACCAATATTTGACATACTTTCTAGTGTAGCTATAACTTCTTTGTATCTATCAATCCATTTATCTTCATCATTTTCAAATGCTTTACCTATTACATTAGACATTGCGTTCTCCTATGCGTAGTGATGTCATATACTTTTCAGCCATTTTCATTGCTGTTTGGTGTACAACCTCAGTAAATGTTGATGCCCTTACAAAATCAGGCTGTTTAGTTTTCATTAACCTATTACGATATTTTGTATAGGCTTCTTGCTTACGTTCTTTGTATCTACGTTGCCATGATTCCATTACAAATCCTCCTCGAATATTCTTTCTGTTACAAATTTACTACCATGATTTCTAATGTACTCTTTGAATACCTCTGACTCTACCTCAGTCATCATGATATTGATTGTTACTACATGCTCTTTGGTTTGATGTATTACTTCCATGTCTATTAAACTATCAGCAGATAATAGTTTAGGTGCTGAATCTACAAACTCATGTATACCCCAAGCTGTATCTTCTGCTTCTCTTTTTTCTTGATTGAGTTCTGCTTCTTGTTGGTCTTGCCTGTCCATGTATCTGTCTAGGTCTTGCGTTACTGAATCACTCATGACTACACCTCTTGTTGTTATGCTCTGACTGCCATGACATACAGCAGTATAAGAGCGATTAATAATAATACTTGGTCCATCTATACCTCCGTAAAAAAAATGTAGGGTACAATCTGGTGGACTCCAGTAGTTTAAAGACATTCTGCATTATCTCTGTCCCAAATAATATCTTGTACTATTGGTAATGCTAGTCTCCCTACACCTATACCTAGTAGGATTCAAACCTACACTCAGTAATTCTTGCTTTTTTATTTTAGAGAAAGCTAACTCTATCCTAATGAAACCGTTCTGCAATGATGTAACTGTTCTATTTAATTTACTCTCTCTGTTCTACAATGTCAATATATATATTTGGTTTTTTGATCGAGAAACCTAACTCGTAGAGGAACTTTATCCTGATATCATTACCTCAGTTTGCACAGCATCATTGAGCTTTATGTCTGTTTGTCCTTTTGCTCTGCCAATGCCCTCGCATATATAATAAAAATCTGTTGCACATATATATTTTCTTTCCATCATTGCTGTAAGTTTTACATATCTAGCTAAATCAACAGCAGAAAATCCATATTCAACAGCATAGTCTACAGCTTCTTGATAGTTACCATTGATGATGCTATCAACTATTGTATGAAATTGTTTTTCGGTTCTATAGTTTTGCATAATTATGTCTCCTTTATATCAGTTATTAAATTAGATGAAACTTCAATTACTTCTAAATCAACTGTGTCATATTGGTCTACACATTTATCACCATTATATATAAGCACTTGCAAATCTTTGTTCCAGTCATCTTCATGGATTTCTATTGCTGCTTTTATCATTTGAAATTGTTTTGCCATTATTATAATTCCTCTGCTTGATCAATGTTTTTTTCAATGTATTGTGTGAATCTTTCTTTGTCAAAATTGTTGTTTGCTTCTTCGCACATATCCATTAAATCAGAAATGAAAAATTCTTCATCATAATATATTCTTGGATTGTTTATAATTACGTCTGCTAATTGTATAAAATGTTTTCTAGTCATTGTATTAACTCCTCTAAAGGTTCTTTTAAATATAGCGTAAAGCTATTATTTAAGTTTACTATTTTGGAACAGATTGTCAATCTTTTTTTCATATTAATGTATCTAAATTGTTGTTATCTGGTACATTTTAACTTATATATTAATATTGTCTTTACCCAGTTTAGGTTTACCCAATTTGGGTAATATGAAATAAAATGCTAGTAATATTAATATTAATTTGACATAGTTTTATTGTAGATGCTCTTTCGCCGTCGTTGCAGTCAATGTGGGCGACTAGCATGGACTTATATTGACTGCTGTTTTTTCGACGGCGTGAAATATAGGATTTCGGTTGTAATGAAATCAATACGTTATGGTGGGTGGCTTGACAGATAGAACGCAGGTGTTACTCTTTAGTACTGCAACAACCGAAATACACTAAAACGACGGAGCGATCATGGCGACACTACAGAATGTTAATGCGATATTACCGAAGAAACCAACGCCACTCAACAAGAGACAAAAGGCGTTAGTTGATATACTTGTGAGCGAAGGATGTTCTATCGAGGATGCGTCAAAGCG